ATTTGACATACGAAATTCAGATCAAGGTATAGAACGTGTTCATGGTATCCGGGATTATTACAATGAAATGGTCTATTGGACATTTCCCATCGAGACCATTAATGATGTATATCCAAGTCTTGTACTTGCATTCAATTATCGCAATGGATCATGGGCTTTCTTCGATGATTCAATTACCTGTTGGGGATACTTCCAAGATCAAATAGATCGTACCTGGGGCAATACTTCTATTAGATGGCAGGATGCTACCGAAACATGGGGTGCTGCAACTTTTCAAGCTGAATTCCGCAACATCGTAGCAGGGAATCAAGAGGGATTTGTATTTATTATTGATGACAATCTCACTATAAATGCACCTGCTTTACAGATTACTAATATAAGCCAAGCAGCTCCTGGCGATTTCCAACATTTGGTGCTCACTATTATTGATCACAATCTTGAGGCACAAGATTTTATATTGATTGAAAATGTAGTGGGAGATAATGATTTTCTTCTGCTCAATGGACTCATATTCCAAGTCTATCAATGGATAGATTCAAATACTATTATCATTGAATTTCTCGCTGGATCTCAGCTCAGTGATTACAATGGTGGCGGAACTGCACGTCTTGTAAGTAAAGTAAATATGACTACTAAAATGTTTAATTTTTATCCACAAGCAGCGAGAAATATGTTTGTATCAAAAGTCGATTTTAATATTGATACCACCGCAAATGGTGCCATAATGGTAGATTATTTCACATCTTCATCCAGCGCTGGTATAACGGCACCTGCCGCAGCAACAGGAGCGTTAACGGGGACTGGAGTTTTAGACATGACACCCTATGTTTTAGTACCACAGGAAGCCAATCGAGCATACCTTATTCATCCCGTTTATATCCAAGCTGATGGTGAATATGTTCAATTACAATTGTATTACAATACTGAACAAATGCTAAATCCTTTAATATCATCATCTGATTTTGAACTCAATAGTATGATATTTTACGCTACTCAAACGTCATCGCGTTTACAATAAGACAAATGTTTCTGTTTTTTATGTTGATGTGGTATTCTGGAATACGTGCAACTTTACTCTCTTAGCCGGTTTATATCCGGCTTTTTTTATTATAGCTACAGTATAGACTGCCAAGCAAATAGAGCATGAAGTTATTAAAAAATTTGAAGAAATGAAAAATGAATATGCACAAAAAACGTAATTAACAAAGTCATCCACTCAGTTCAAATGGATGACCTTAAACTAAGAAAGTTTTTACTATGGAAAATAATACCACAAATGTTGATATAAAGTAAAAAAAAGCTTAAGTATTATCCCCCTAAAGCTTAAGTATTATCCTCTCAAAGAACAAACAAGCATACAATTTCGTTGATTCAATCAAATATCATTATAGTGGCAGCCCTAGAGAGAATCGAACTCTACGCTTCCCGATAGAAAGTCGGGGGTTCTACCATTAAACTATAGGGCCATTATGGCGGGGGATATGGGATTTGAACCCATGATCTCTTGATCGACAATCAAGCGCTTTAATCCAGACTAAGCTAAAACCCCATTGGTTGTTCAATACCAGATAAGCTATCGAGCAATAAAAGCGCCGGATCAGGAATCGAACACTGAATCTTCAGGTCATCCATACGGAGCCCTGCTATCTGTACCACAGAACGTTCCGACTGTTATATCTGACTGGATTCGAACCAGTGCCATTCGGGGTTCAGCCCTATACTCTACCACTGAGCTACAGATATACGTATTTTCGGTGGGTAGGTTTAAGCGATCACGCTAGGTTTTTTAGCCCCCTACCCCTCTGATTGTATGAGTCCATTTGACTCAAGATTTAATGGAGCGCAAGGTGGGACTCGAACCCACAACATACTGCTTGGAAGGCAATTACTCTACCAATTGAGTTACTTACGCACAATTTGAAGTCCCTACTTTTTAAAATCCATCCGGTTGGGCTCGAACCAACGTCCTCTTACATGAAAGTATGCGCTCTACCTACTGAGCTACGGCTGGATAAATTTTATTTCAATTTCCCAGAAGTGAGTCGTCTTCTGGGTACATAGGAAAAATAGAAAAAACAAAAAACCAATATTATTAATTAGCTTTAATTTTCAAATCTATTTCAAATCTATTAATTTTATAATCGATAGTACTTTATAATATAATAACTTTTGAAAAATTCAAGGATTAAGATTTGATATTTCTTTATCCCTTGAAAAATTCTAACACAACCAGACATGTTGTATATGCTGATGCGTCCCAATCGGTTGTAATATTAACATTCACGGCATCAACATTGATAGTAGTTATGTCTCCGACATTATCATTTGGTATCGGAAAATAATGTAATGCAATCGGATCAGTAGCAGTAGCATAAATACGTGTGAATGCTACCATAGCATCAATATTTGGAATGCCATGAGGCATTGAAATTGTACCGTTATTGGGTAATGGGCCGAAATTTACCACAATACGGTATACAGCACGATACGTCGGCTCTTGATCAGTAGAAGAAGATAAAGTCAAATTCGGAAAATATACTTGTCCACAATTAAATAGTTCTTGAATATAATAGCCAGCATCTCTGAAATTCAACGCTATCGCAATATTATTAGTGCTTTGGCGTAAACGTACTAAGAATTCTTTAAACTCATCGCTCTTGATATCTAATGATCGTATTACATCTACATCATATACATCTGTCGTCTGTATATAAGCACTTTGTATACCGCTCTGATCTGCCATATTTTTCCTTCTTTCAAAACTTGTATCGCAGTTTTATTATATAGCGTATAGGTGCGCATAAAATTATGTTAGTAATGTAAGAGGAGATACTGATGGCAGAAACAACAACAAGTGCCAGAAATTTTATAAATTCTCTGGTAAATATTGGTCAAGGTCCCGGACGACAAATATATCAATTACCAACAACGGGAGCACCACAACAGGCTATTCAATATCCTTTATTATTTAAATCATTAACTAATTTAATTGGTGGTAGAAATACGAATGCATTCAATCCAATTGAAGCACATGCGCGTAGACAATTTCAAAATACAACCATCCCATCAATAGCTGAACGCTTTGTTGGTACCGGTAACACCGCTGCAAGTTCTGGTTTTATGGGAGAACTCGCCAAAGCAGGTACCGAACTTGAATCACAATTAGCTGCTGAACGTGCAAAATTTGGCCAAGAAGAAGAACGATTACGTCAAAGTGAACTTGATCAATTATTGAAATTCGGATTTGTGCCAACTTCTGAAAATGTTTTAATGGAAAAGCCAGAAGGTGAAGTACCAAAAACAGTGGGGAAACAAATTAGTGAAACAGCAGCACCGTACATTGAAAAAGGCAAAGAAGTTGCGCGTAATATTGGTCATAAAGTCGGTAAAAAACTTGGACCAATTACCGAAAGCATTCTTGGATCGGTCGGCATGGGTCATGGGCCAGGTGGTCAAGCAAAAGTTAATCGAGATCGCATTAGTAGTTCTGCTGCCGCTCAAGCATTGGTAGATCGAGATCCATCAGCACAACGATTACTTGATGATATTATGGATGCTGGTGGTGATTATAACGCATCTCAATTTGAATCACTAAAAAATAGTAATAAAAATCCATTGAGTGAATCTGGATTGCGGAAATTACATCAGTTAGCAACAAGCGAATTATTTAATGCCAACACGGATCCAAATATTATAAATGCGCTTAGAGAATTAAAAGATGAACATGACATCGAAAAAATGTTGAAATTCATCGAAACCGGCAATGTTAAATATATTCCAAGTTATTTACGAAACAATGCAGTATGGAAAGATATTGCCAAACGAGTAGTTAAAAATGTAAAAGGCGTTAATGAGCCGAAGATATCTTAAAGGATAAACAATGCCAGACATTCAAGTTCCGCAAACGCCAATGGCTCAACCAAATCAAAATCAACCAATGCAAGCCAATCAGTTGACTGATGAACAAATAAATAACTTTATTATGCAATATCTGTTTAATCAGATAAATAAACCACGTCAAGATCAACAGCAAATGGATCAACAAAAAGCTGCAGAAATTAAATCAAAAAGTGGCATTGAAGGATTACTGGAAGCATTGCTTGGTAAAGGTCAATTTGGCAATCAACCTCATATGGCTACACTGGAAAATATATTAGCACGCCTAGAACCAACGAGTGCACAACAAATGAATCAAAGTCCATTTGGCAACACACGTTCTTCTTCCTATATGAATGCACAAAATTTAGCCAATAAACCACTTACGTGGGGACAGAAAGCGGGTCAGTTTGTAGGAAATGCACTCCAAGATTTTTCTCCCGTTGCTGGTGCTGCCGGAATAGGTGCATTTGGACCACTTGGCGCATTAGCAGGTCCCGCTATAGATTTTACGGGTCGTCAATTGAGTAATTATAGTCAACCATATCAACTACCTACATGAGGAATAACTATGCAAATACAACAAGTAAATCCGGGATTAGCACAATTACTTGTGAAGTTATTGCCACTTGTATCACAAACCGCAGGAAATGCTGCAGGTGGGCCAATTGGTGGTGCTCTTGGGGGTTTAACCGGTGCCGGTTTAGAAAGTGTTCTCAGCCAGCAGAATCCGGAAGCCCAATCTTTATCAGGACAGTCCGGTATGCAACAAATTGGGGATGAAATCGGCAATGGTGCTATGCAGAACATCATTAGAAACTTACTACAACAATTAAGTAGTTCGCAAACCGAAGCACAACAATCGATTGTTCCAGAAGCATTAGCTGAATCTGAAGATGATCAACGTAGAATATTTGAAAATATCTTGAGTAAAATGAGCGGAGATGGCAGAAACTTAATGCTTAAGTATCTCAAGGGTATTGCTGCCAATACACTCAACCAAGGAGCACGATAATGGCATTAACTGTAGTACCTGAATCAAAATCAACGGGACAAATATTTGCTAATCAATTAGCTACCGGTCTGGGATCGCAAGTAGGACAAACAATTGGCGAAGGGATCGGCTCTGGTCTCGGCACTCTTGCAAGTGGTCTAGGACAAATTACTGGTCTCTCTGAAACACCAAATAAACTTACGGAAGAAATGTTAGTCAAAGCTGGATTTACTCCTGAAGATGCTCGTCTTATTGTTAATTCACCCCCGACTGTTCAAGCTAAATTAATTGATGCGATATCACAACGTGAACCGGCACAATCACAACCCGAAGCAACTGTTCCCGAAGAACGAGCTGAATTGAAAGTTAATCCCGCAGTCAAACAAGCTTTTGATGAAATATCCCTTGAGCGCGCACGAAAGCCAGAGGAGACACGCAAATCTGCTTTATTCAGACAAAAAAAAGAAACGCCAGAGCAAGCACGCTTGCGTTTAGCAGAAGAAAAACTAGGATTTCAAAAGTCTGAAGCTGAAAGGAAACATAAGACCGAACAAACAAAAGAAGAACGCGTCGAACAACATCATATCGATCAACAAACACAGAAATGGTATGATCAAATTAAAGATAAAGCCAAAGCAGACCAAGATAATGTAAAAGAAATTCTAGAAATGGAAAAACTCGGTTCTTCGGGAAAACTTATTTCCCCTGGTAAAGCTGCAGCTTTAGAAGTTGCTGAAAAAGGTCTATTTGGACACGGTGTTAACTTGTGGGGTCTAACCAGTCCAGAAACACAAGAATATAAGAAACGAAGTGCTGGATTCGTAAAAGGGGCAAAACAACTCTTTGGTAGTCGAGTAACTGAGAAAGAAATTGAATTCTTTATGGCAACAGTACCAACGCTATTAAACAGCGAAGCAGGTCGTCGTCGTATTGGCGAGATATATAAATCGATGGCACGCGCTTCGCAAGCAGAAGATTTGGCAATGGAAAAAATCATTGAAGAAAATGGCGGGAAACGGCCGGCAAATATTCGAAAATTAACTGATGAACGTGCAAATGAAATAAAAAATGAAGCTACCGATGAATTCAATCAATTGATTGCTCCTATGAAGGCAGAAAAATCTGGACAACCAGAAATGTCCGATGAATTACCAGATCCAACTAAAGTGAAACGATATAAAGATTCAAATACCGGTAAGATAATGGTTTCTAATGGAAAATCATTTTCTCCAGAATAATCTCCAGAGGAAATGCTATGCCATATGAAATATTAGAACTTTTTGATGAGCAACCATCATTAAAACCTTTGGGTAAATATGAAATACTTGAGCGTTTTGATGAAGAACCAATCGGCGAAAAAGAAAATTCCCAATACAATTTTTCTGAAGAAACATGGCCAGAGTATGGGGCTCGTCAATTAGGTCGTGGTGCTTCACGTATAGCAGAAAGTGTTGGCGGTCTTCCCGGATCTATATATGGTACGCTCAAATCTTTACCTGAAACATCAAAGAGTGCATTGGAATCATTGGTTCCCGGAGGACCAATTCCTGCGAAAATAATAAAAACAGTAGCCGGCACTATTGGAGAACAATTACCGACGCCGGAAAGTATAAAGGGCCATATCGCCAAACTTGCGCCAGAAAATTATTTTGAGCCACAAGATATAGTCGAAAGAGGTATTGATGAATTGGCAACAGAAGTACCACGTATTGCTGTTGATATATTAACCGGAGGAGCAAGCGCAACACCACGTTTCTTAGGTAAAATTGCTTCTCGTGTTGCCCCTGGATTTATTACTTCAGAACTTGGTGGAGGACCACTTATGCAAACCATAGCTAATCTGGTCGGTGCTGGTGGCTTTGAAGCATGGGCCCATAAAAAGTCCGGAATGAATCTTATTAAATTTGCTGAAGATACTGAACAAGCGCAATATAAACTTGCTGATAAACAAGCACAGAAAATATACTTGCAAGGTGAACCATTACAAAGAAGTATCGATAAACTAGCAAAGGATATAAGACAAGGGGGCACTGGTATGGAATCAACTGCCATAAAACGAGTTACTCAAGAAGTTAATGATATAAACAAAATTATTAATAAAACTGGAACAAAAGTTGGCCAAATTAATTTAAGAAGAGCTATAAAACAAAAAAAGCATATTAATGCTTTAATAAAAGACCGATTGGAAAAATCTGGCTCTGAAACGGAAGTTAATTGGCTTAAGCGTATTAATGGCACGCTTAATGAACAAATAGAAAAGGCAGAAAAAGCTAATCTAGACTTCGGAAAGCCCTATCGAAGAGCTGAAACACTTGCTGAAAATTTGGGAACTATTAAAGAGACTGATGATTATATGAAAAGTATCATGGAAAATCCCCTCTTCTCCAAATTCAAACCAGGGAAATTAAAGAGATTATTTACGTGGGGTGTTAAACGAAAACCGTCCCGTGATGTAATCCACTTCTTTAAGAAAAATAAACCAGAACTACAAGAATATGCAGCACTTGCTTTTGATGCTGCTATGAAACGAGATGAACAAGGCGTAAAAAGATATCTCGATCTTTTAAAAAAATTTGGGATGGATATTTAATCTAATAACCATCTGATTATAAAAATGGTAATTACGATTCCTATGAAAGTCATTTTATTCCTTTGTAGTTATTGGTATTTTTTCATATTGCTGTATAAAAACATTTAACGCTGTTTCAACATAATCTTTTATTGATATATTTCTAAGCGCTGCTCTCACTTTTATTTCATTATGAAACTTTGGTTCAACATCTAATATTATTCTTTTGAGGTGTGCTTGATATACAATTCTTCTATCTTTCATACATCTCCTATAAATATACATTTGTATAAAAGTATAACTCGATAATTTTAACTTGTCGAGAAAATATCGCACTGCCAGACTTAAAATATGTATAAATTTTTAAGAGGATGGTATATGTCAATAAATAATTTTACTAATCCCACTGCATATGGGCTTACAGATCCATTAATTCCCGTAATCAATCCCCCAATATTAGCTAATACAGCACCGACCATAAGTGATTTTGCACCTATTGGTACTGAGTGGATTGATCAAGCTACTGATAACATTTATTTTTTAACAAATATTGTAGGAAATAATGCTATATGGACAGTAGCTTCTACCAATAGTTCAGTACTTTCCAGTCTTACGGTAAATCCTGGACCAACTAGTATTACCGGAAGCACATTAATTAATGGTAATGTAAATTCTGCTGGTGTTGTTACCATTGAAGAAACTGGCGGTACTTCAAGTACTATCGTAATTCAATCAACGGTTGGAACTGGAGCCAATTCGATAGATATTACATCAGCCGCAGGTGGTATTGAAATAGCTACGGCTGCTGCTGCAAAAGACATACTTATTTCTTCCGGTCTTGGATCTATTGGTATCGTTGCAGGAGAAAGCGTACAGGATGCAATTATTATTCAAGCAGACGGTGGAACCGCAAGTGGTATTCTGATCGAAAATACGACCGGAACTGGAGCGGGCACCGTAACAAGTTCTGCGATTGGTATATTGTCCACCGATGGTGCAATTTATATTCAATCTGATGCTGATATAAGTGGCGCACTTGTGCTTGATGCTACTACTGGTGGTACGAGTGCTGGTATTGCTGCTTTAGCACAGGGACCCATTGCACTCACCGCAAATGGTGCAAGTGTCGGTACAATTCATTTAACTGCTGATGCAGTTTCTGCAAGTGCAATCCATTTGGAAGCAACTGATACAACTGGCGGTATATTAGTAGAAGCTGGTACTGACGGAGTAAGTTTAACCACAACGGGTGATATTATTCAAACTTCTGGATCCACTATTACGATTGATCCTGCTACTGATTTAACTATGGCTCCTACTGATACGGTAACCACCATAAATCTTGCCAATGTCACTCCTGCGGTTAATCGTACCACAACTATCAATGGTGGTGCCGTGGTAACAGCTGATACGGACACATTAAACTTAGCAACTGGTGGCGTAAACACGAGCGCAAGTGCTACTAAAACAGTCAATATTGCAACGGGAACTAATCTTCTCGGATCAACCAATGTTAATATTGCAACAGGCACGACTGCCACTGGTGCAAAAACGGTGACTATAGGTAATGTTGATGGATTAACTACCATTAATCAATTTGGGGTAATTGATATTAATACAACAGGCAACGGCAACACTTCTATTGGTAATGCAGCAGGTACGGGAACGGTTGTTATTGATGGCGGTACCGATGGAAACGTTTCTATAGGAAATATACAAGTTGCTGCAACAGCGGGACCAGGATCTACGGTAACCGTGGTTAATAATGCACGTGTTGGTTCAGTAACTTTTGCAGGATATACCCAAGCGGCGGGTGGTACTCTTGTAGTCACGTTAACCAATAGCTTTATAGCAGCAACATCTGCCATTATTGCTTCAGTGACTAATACCGGTACAAATGATGCAGAAATGCGTGTAAATCGTATTTTACCACAATCAGGAAGTGCGGTAATAACGCTCACCAATGGTGGTGTATCTGCACTTAATGGTAATATTGTTCTTACATTTTGGGTATTGTCTTAATAAATGTATGGGGTCATAAGACCCCTTCTCTAGAGGAGAAAATATGTCATTTTCAATTAGACTTGTACCAGATGTATTACGATCTGTTGCTTTTGGAGCTATTGGTGCTCAATTAGTTCCACTAGGTACACCATTTACTCATCCAATGCGCATTATAAGTATAAAAAATCTGACAAATCAATCAGTATTTATTTCATTTGATGGAATTGACTTTAATGAAATAGTTCCTGCAGACTCAGGAATTGTGTGGGATTTTTGTTCCAATCAAGTAGAAGAAGCTGGCGCATTCATTTCTGCAGGAACCCAAATATGGGTAGCTGATGATGGCGTGACAGCACCAACGAGCGGCAGTGTTTATTTAAGTTGCTTCTATGGAATTGAAGGAGAATAACTATGTCACAAATACAAAGTTTTGTTACTGGTGAAGGTCCTGGACCTGGGCCAGTTCTTGCTTTGGCAGGAGATAATTATAATGGAGCAGATCCAAATACCGTAGCTGCCCCTAATGGATTAGGAATCATATTTATTAAGGGTGAAGTGACAACAGGACAAAGCTTTGCTACGGTCGAAGTTGATACAGCAGTTATTCCAAATACTTTAAGTATTGTAGCTTCTACTGATGTAGTTACTACCAATGACAATATAATTACTTTTTTTCCATTTGCTCATTTTGATTGGAGTGCGCAATTACCTCCTCTCACACAATTTGCGATTGTATTTTCTGCAAATGTCATTGGTTATCAAGCAGGATTTACTGGGGTATGCGGAGGATTTGTTTCCAGTGTCGCATATAAAGCATCAGCAGGAAATCTTACCAGTCCAGGGTATGCCCCACTTATGAATAGAGATGTTGCGAATGTTACCTATGGGATTGGTATCAATGGAACTCAGTTTGGAGTATTTGTCCAAGGTCTTAATGGTGAAGCATGGACATGGACATGCAACTATCAATATCAGATAAATTTATTGTAGGAGAAAAGGTATGTCACAAGCGAATTTAAGAAATAGCTCCGGAAATCCTTATCTCTATTTAGAAGGTACTTCAGGTTCTGTTGCAGCAGGCATTAATGTAGGTGGGGGTGATTTATTTAATATAGTTGTTGCCTCGGCAGCATCAGATATAGATCCTACAAGCGGCAATCCATCCATATCCATAGATCCCAGTTCTCATGGTAATATTACATTCTCTCCGCAAGGAACTGGTGAATCGGTATTTGCTAATGGCGATGTGGCCATCAGCGACGGGAATCTTGATCTGACTTCAACTGCAGTATCAGGTACATCTGGTGTAGTAAATGTAAATGGCAATCGATTTATATCGAGTTACGGATTACAAAATACTTTTGTTGGTCAATCATCTGGTAACTTCAGCTTAACTTCTGGCGTTGCCAATGGCACTACAGCAGTCGGTTATTCATCAATGATCGGTCTCACTACCGGTGATGTAAATACGAGTGTCGGCGCTTCATCATGTGGTGCGACTACCGGAAGCGCGAACTGTTCTGTTGGTTATTCATCATTGCATGCGGTAGCTGCGGGATCTAATAACACAGCAATGGGATGGTTCTCCTTAGGATCTACAACGGGATCAAATAATATTGGTATCGGTTACAATTCAGGAACTCAATATACCGGTACTGAATCAAGTAATATTCTCATAGGCAATACAGGAACTACAAGCGAAAGTAATACCATACGCATAGGAACACAAGGTTCTAGTGCTGGCCAACAAGATGCCTGTTACATTGCAGGTATAGTCGGAAGCTCAGTTACTTCGGTTGGTCCGGTAGTTATAAGCTCTTCTGGTCAATTGGGTGTAGGATCTGGTGGCGGGGGCGGATTTACTTGGTCTGTAATTACGGCATCAACGCAAACAATGGCATCAGGACATGGCTACATTTGTAATTATAGCGGTACGCTCATACTCACACTACCAACAACGTCTGCTGTAGGTGATCTGCTTGCAGTTTCTGGTATGAATAATGCCACGGGGTGGCAGATTTCACAAAACACCGGTCAGCAAATATTATTTGGTGTTTCTTCAACGACAGTATCGAGCGGATCTATTCAATCAACTAATACGTATGATTCAATTCAAATGGTATGCAATGTTGCCAATACTTCTTGGATTGTATATGGATCTGTTGGTAATTTAAGCATCCACTAGGAGATTTTAATGGCTATTCAAAACGCAATAAATTCAAATAATCCAGTGCCAGGACAAAGTGGCAATACCGCATTGGGAGACAGCGCACTGGTAAGTAGTACTGCAGATTCATTTAATACTGCTCTTGGTTATAATACTTTGTCAGCTATAAACGGTGGATCAGCAAACACTGCTATAGGAAGCAATGCGCTTTCAGCAACCACCGCCGACAGTAACAATGTAGCAGTCGGATATAATGCATTAAATGGGTTAAACGGTGGTTCCAATAATATAGCAATTGGTGTTGGTACTTTAGCATCTCTAAGTGCTGGTAGCTTCAATGTTGCTATTGGCTACAATACCCTTAATTCATCACAAACTGATGGACAAAACATTGGTATTGGATGGAATACTTTAACAAGTTGTAACGGTGGAAGTTCCAATGTCGCAGTAGGATCACAAGCACTTTCTGCAAATGGAACTGGCTCAACTAATATTGCTATCGGTGGCACTGCATTAGCTCAAGTTTTAACGGGCACTGACAATATAGCTATTGGCGGAAGTGCTGGTATAAATTATGTAGGAGCGGAATCAAATAATATCATTATAGGAACTGGTGTGGGAGGAAATCCAGGTGATACCGGTGTGACTTATATTGGTACACCAAGTTCCACTACATCATGTTATATACAAGGCATTTATGGTGTAACTACGGTAAATACCGCGCTTCCTGTATTGGTCGATTCACTGAATGGACAACTTGGCACGGTATCTTCATCTGTAAGATATAAAGAAAATATACAAAATATGGCTGATGCTTCGTCAGATATTTTAAAATTAAAACCAGTTACTTTTAATTTTAAAAATGACGCCAAAAAGACGCCACAAGTAGGTCTAATCGCTGAAGATGTTAATGAAGTTATGCCTGATTTGGTGACTTATAATAAAGACAATCACATTGAATCAGTAAAATATATGGATCTCATACCTCTTTTATTAAATGAATTAATTAAATTAAAAAATGAAGTAGAACTTTTAAAAAAGTCATAGTAACATTGAAAATTATTACTGTGTGGGGCTCGTTTTCCTCCTTTATGAGCCCCTGTAGTTTGCTACTGATAGGAAATAGCCATGAGTATAAATGATGCATTAAATGGTCTTAATCCACTCGCATACGTAGGGGTTAATTCACCAAATCCCGCAGCACAGGTAATAACCAAACAAACAGATCCCACCGTAAATGACAGTCAGAATTTTAGTATTGGTGATATTTGGATTAATCAAAACACGCAAACATTACCTAATCATACCGAGTCAATATGGATACTGGTTTCACTTAATGGTAGCGCAGCTACTTGGGCTGAAATTGGACAAGAAGGTCAAGTATTGAATGTCATTGGAGGCTCTAATATAACGGTGAATACGGTAGCCAATACTGCTACAGTAAATCTTAATCCATCAGTAGCATTGACGGGATCTTTAACAACTGGTGGGGATATCATTACCACCGCAGGCAGTATTCAAGCTTCTTCGGGTAGTTTATTTGCCACTAATGTATCAAACACCGGAATTTCTAGCTTATTATCTTTCACTAAGAATAGAAGCGGAGGAGCGGTTCATTCTGGCGATGTTCTCGGATTTATTGAGTTTAATGGATTTGATGGCACCACTAATCAATCCTCTGCTCAAATTCTCGTAGCAACAACGGGTACTATTGGAGCAGGGCGCGTTCCAAGTATCATGAGTTTTAATACGACGCCTGATGCGGTTAGTGGCGATCTTACGCGCGTTGTTATTGATCAGAATGGCATGGTGACCATAAATGCAGTTAGTGCAGGGATATATGGCCTTACCGTTACCGATCCGATAAATGGACTCGCTGCAATACTAGCAGGTGCAGAAGTTATAGCAGGCACGACATTGGTAACGTCGGGGGATACAGCTGGTGTAGCGGGATCAACTTCATTTTCAAATGTAAATGTTGCGAATGTTCCTGGAGGAGGCACATTGTCTATTAATTCGCAATCAGCAAATCCTGGCGCGCAGGCAGGATTCATAAAAATATATGTCGGTACAACGGTAGCTTATATACCTTACTTTACAGATATATCTCCATAATATACACTTCATATGATCTTCTAGTGGAAGATTGGAATATAACACTGGCGCAGTTTTTAAGTTCTGCGCCATCCTTAGATAATTAATCTGTTAAATATTTCTTTAAGAAATCAGCAGAAATACATTCATGAAATTTCAATACGTGTATCACATCTTTCAAAATAGTATTTTCAAAATCACGTACATGACGTACAAGCATTTCTAATACATCTCCAAAACGTACCCAATTTGGTTTTTGATCATCTTCACTCATTTGTATGAAGCATAGAGTATCTTTTGGATCTTCCATCCACCATATAGTCAAATAAGGTTCTTTATTGAATCGATTAGGTAAAAAATAATGTCGATCGTTCATAATTACTCCCGTAAAATGCTTTATCATTTTTTGGCAGATACATGACCAGCAATTATTTCTCGTACTTTTTTCAGCATATCATTAAAGAGTACTTTTTCCATAAATTTTAAGTCGGATATATTGAGCATATTTAATAAAGACTGCTTTACGGTAGGATATCCGCGCAATTCGATTTCAAGTATATCGACCTGATCTTCAGATAAAAGCGATGGTTGTACTGATCGGCTAGTATGGGTTACTGATGGTGCGCATGCCATTGTACCATCATCATCTTCTTCCCCGTCATATACGCCAACCAAGCTAGCATATGAATAACGTCTTGCATAGGTAATAGATGAACCAAGAGATTGCATGTCTGCTTTTGCTGGATTAATTTTCATGGAAGACGATATCCATTGGCCTGAACTATGACAAAGTGTGGTGACTAAATAATCTATCCCCTGTTCATTGGGGATAATTTGCTGGGTTACGGCAAGATTATTTTTACACAAAGCAGGACGTGAAGATTCAATAACCGCTTGTAAGTTTGCATATTTTGATTTAAAAAACGGATTATTTGCATCCTTAACAGCAACTTTTATTTCTTCTTGAGCTTTTGATAAGGCGGAGAATATTTCGTTTAACTCTGTTGATTTATATTCGTTCATAATGTTCTCTTTATGATGATAAGTATTTACCTATTAATACGACTGCAACGTGAAATAATGCAATAAAAATACAGGTTATTATTATATTATTATTAATTACATTATTCATGGGTACATGTATTTAAAATAGTACGTGCAAATTCAGCTAAATCTTTTGTATTTTCATTATCAAATTTTTTAATTAAAGTTTGACCTATTTTTTGAATCATCCGTCCACTAATATCTAATACTGCTAAAAGTGTATAAAATCGTAATATTTTTTCTAAAAAATCATCTTTTTTCATTTCTTCTGACACTTTGTTCATAATAGGGAAGAAAAATGTTTTCATAAGTATTTCTTTATTTTCTTTATTTTCTATGTTGTATCTAAGATCCTGAATAATTATTTCTACGTATTCATCGAACAATAATAGAAATTCTTTTTTATTCATATTTTTACCCATATTTTTTGAAGATAGTATTATTTGTTACTTTTTTTCGAGATCTATTAGAACATGCTAAGCATCCCATTCCCTGAATGTATTTCAAAAAATTAAAATCAATTAAAAAATCAGTGCCGCAATCGCAAATACATTTTAATTTGGTACGATTTTTATCTTTTACAATGTCGGCAAATAGTATTTTATTGAGACGTGTACCAATAATATCAAGTTGATTTATTTTTAATCTTCTGGATTCGAACGCACATTCTTGGCATCGTGTTGATTCTTTTTTTTTTAATGATGATGCACGGCGCGTTGAAATGTTTCCACAGGAACACCGACAGGTAAACATTTTCTCTTTATCTTTTTTTAGTGCGGGACTGATGACGGTCCATTGACCAAATTTTTTTCCTACAAAAGATAATTCAATGCAGCGATTACAGCGATGTTTCTGGTCTTTTTTTAATCCATACGGGCATTTTTTTTCGAATTCGCCGCAGTTAATGCATTGGCATATTACCATTTTTTTACCGCGAACAACTTCTTTAATTTCCCACATGTCAAATATTTTTCCCACCCAGTTGTCTATCTTTTTTTTGGGACGCTTCAATCGAGTGAATGGTGTTTTATAATGCATGATTCTTTGCCTTTTTGCTTCAATGCTTCTCTCCACCAGTCTAAAGCAGGTAATGTCCAGCCATATTCTGCTTCGTAATCATGGAAAAGAAGTTCATACTCTTCTTGGAGAAGTTCTTCATAAATTATAACTGCTTTTTTTATAGAATTTAGCTGTGTTTCTATATCATGAATATTGGCGGCATATTCTGCTTGTACGAGCAAACTCGGAATATCGGAATATTTTGACCATTTTGATTCATAATAATGTTCTGAAATTTTACAAGACATTAGATACACTCAGCTTTTTTGTTACGAGTTATATTTTCCTTTACACGTTCCAATACTTTGTGCGCCTGTTCTAATGAGGTACCATTTTCTTGGGAATGTTCAACATGCTTAAAATGGTGATGAGCAAAATCTACCGCTGCTTTAGATACCGTTGCCGTAGCCAAGTCTTTCATGATGATGAATACTTTATCTGGTGTATTTGCTTGTGTATTTGTTATGGCGCCACAAACTGCATCGTATACTGCGTCAAGTGATGCGGGATTTTCTTCAAATATACAATCTCTAAACCGATCTACCCATATCTTTATTTCTGCATCGAGAAACTCGTTCATGTGTGTTGGTAATTCTCTACGGAATCTATCGGAAGCGAAACAATTTTTATTTTCCATGTATTGATCCTGGTATAAGTATAAGAAAAGTTTTTAATTTATTGTCTTTAATTGTATCATTATGAATATTAATGTCAACATTGACATTAATAAATATCTTTGACATTATATATATATGTTATAAATATGTTATGTATAGCGAGAAAGGCTCAGATGAAAAAGAGAAACATACAAAAGACGGATATCGGCAATCGATTATGGCAGTGGATGATGAAAAATCCAATGGGCACCGATGAAATTGCTAAAAAAATAGGAATATGCCGAGGAACATTGACCAATATTATACGAGAAAAATATGAACCACGTATAAAGATTCGTTGTTTGATAGAAAAATTTTTACACGACAATCGTAGTAATTACTAAGAAGGATATCATTCATGATTGGCACTATAATTAATAATTGGACCGTTAAAGAACGGATTGGCAATTTTTACCGATGCATATGTAAATGTGGAACGGCATCGGTGAGACATATGTCTGAGGTAAATCCACAAAAAATGAGTAAACAATGTCGTAAATGTAGTGGTACCACAAAACACGGTATGTCGTCCCATACATTATATAATGTATGGATAAATGTAATTGATAAATGTAAAAATCCAAAACACAAAGATTGGAGTGATTTTGGTGGTAAAGGTATAAAGGTAGTCGAGCGTTGGCATAATATACACAATTTTATAAAAGATATGGGTTCGCGGCCAGAAGGATATGCATTGGCTCGCCGCGATTTATCTGCTGATTTTGGTCCGGATAATTGTTATTGGGGTAAATTTAGTGATGTATTGGCGCAGATAAAAGCATATAATCAACAATTTAAACGCTATAAAAAAAGGGGAAGGAAAAAAATAGAAAGGAATAGCGATCAATCGATGATTCCAATCATATCGCCCGTAACAATTGCTACTGATGTCATTGAAGAAAAATTAATTGATGAAATAATTGCAATACCAGAGACTTCTATAAAATCAATCGCAGTAAAAGAGGTAGCTGCTGAAAAATTGCTGCAAGAAGCTGTTTTAAATCGCATAGATGCACTACGAATATTGCAACAAAAATATCATGATGAAGAAAAAAGATGTCACGATAAGAGAAAAGCGATTGAAGAATTATTAAATTCATGGCAAGATTTAGAAAGTAATCTAACTAAGATCTTGAAAGATTAAAGATACGGATATAATATGTATATGCTTACGAGGGACAGGAGGTCCAGTAAGAAATTAATGGGTGATCGATATATTCTCGAAAAAAACGATTGTTTGTTAAGTCAGTATAGAAAAAAACACAAACGGGCTACTTTTAATAACCCGTTTATGCAAAAATCGTTAAATTTTTATCCCCTATACAAGGAATATAATGAAAATATATAATCAAACATGTAGAAGACAAATCTGGACAAATCTGGAAATATAAATGTCATTAATTATTAATAATAATACACATACATTCCCGATTCGTCAAGAGAAATTTTCAGATTCTTCAGAAATATTAAATTTTATTGAAGATTGTCTTGGTAAATACGCATTGTCATCAAAATTACGCCGAAAAGGTGCTGCCCGCGTATTAGATTTTCTGTTATATATTCACAATCAGGGGTTCATTCCAAAGCTGGGGCGGCAAACGATCAGCAAAGCACGTGGTATGAACTTATCGGTCAAGCATGTATCGCGGATTGTGAATGAAATGGAAAGATGGGGGCATATCACGATTGTACGCCGTCATAAAGAAGCACACACCTATCACATTAACGAATTATTTTTCAATGCCCAGATTCGTATTGCATTAAGACACTTATTGCCTCAGCTCCATGATGCACGATTATCACGTCAAAAAAATGAAGCTCAAATTATGTATAATAATCGACTACTGTATATGAAAACAGATATTACTAAGGTATCTCATTTGAAAGCAGATTCTTTAAAAATGTCCCGCAATATAATAGGTAATATATATACAGAAAATGCAGCTTTAGAAAAATGCGATGAAGTGATGACGCTCACCAGCTATGTGCCCTTTGATTTTGATGATTGTGACATGGAAACCAGGTTTCCTGGTCCTGGTTTAGAAAATACTTGTCCGGAAAATATCAGCCCAGAAAAAAAAGACCCAGCAAACAAACAGCCATCCATAAAAAAGGAGATGTTCGTAATGCAGCCAAAAATACCAGAAACAGTATCCGTAACAAGTCGATTACAATCGATGAAAGTGACGATATGGGGACAGATTAGGCTCTGTTGTTATCCAGACCAGGCTATTGAATATGCAGACAACCAGGTCCTCAGTGTCTTGTCGGCTGGAAAGAAAATAGACAACGTGTTCAAATATTTTCGTGCAATATGTGAAGCATATTGTAAAGAAAATATGATTGAAATTAACTGGAAAGACATGATTAGATTAGCAACTCAGCATGCAATGCCAGATGAAGGGCCATTTATTGATGTAGGGTTTAAACCGGTTTTAAGACCAATTTTTAAGAACCCAACCAGGCAAACACGCAAAATAACAGAAAAACAGCGTGATCCTGAAAAGATACAGCGCAATGAAGAGATTTTAAAGCAGTTCTCTCAAGAAGCATGTCTGCGTTATAAGCAGCGTTCTGATCAAGAAACAGAACATATTCGTGTTAATCAGCCTGAACGATTTACTCGTTTACAATCGAAGGCTCAAGAGTTTAGACAACTTCTAGGCATTAGGGATCATAGTTCAGCAAATGATGTGTGTGATGTTTTATCCGAGGTTGCTAACCTAGTCCAATTATAGTAATATGGGGTCAAAAATCGACTACGCAAGTAGTTTGGGAGTTGTGGTAAATGGTAGAGAGTTCTGAACAAAAAAATTATTCTGACACAAAAATTGCGTACATATTGAAAGGCGATATTCGTACCCTTTCAAAGACACGCATCACTGCCCGCAAAATATTATCTCATTTACAACAACAACTTATTGTTTTAACCGTTGAATTGGAACGTCAACATGGGAATAGACCATTATATTCGGGCCCGTTACATCTAGATCTTGAGGTGTATTTTATATCTGCTTTGCCAATTTATCGCCAAACTAAACTAACAAAGTCTACTCATGAGAAATATTGTATTATAAAACCGTATATTTCTATTCTTGTTGGGTTAATTGAACGCATCGGAGAAAAGATATTGTTTAATGATGGTACTTATATCAGTTCGGTATCTTGTTTTAAGAAATATACGGTTTTGCCTGAACCATACTTGTCTTTTACTATAACTGAATTAAAGGAAGGTCCTTATAAATCAAAGGATAATCAATGAAACTCGTGCGTGCGACCACTAATAAAGATGATCCAAAAGTGCCAAAATATGGCATAAAACCGTGGAATGACCATCAGTGGATTTATATGGCTGATCGATTGCGTGAATACGCCGATCTTGAAGATTCTTATTATGTGGATGTATTCGCATTGCAATGGGGCTTTTCTCCATATCGCATGAAAAGAAAATGGATAGATGATAACCAGTATTTTGCTGCGGCCATGGAATATGCGGTTGGAGTTATTAACGCACGACGTAATGATATGCTTACTTTTAGTCAAAAGATTGTTGATCGCCGTGATTGGCTTGATAAGCGGCCATTGTATGATAAAGAATATCTTGAGTGGTTGCGCGAACGAGCGTTGATGAATAAACCGGATACGGCCGCTCTTTCAGAAAAAGAAATTCATGTGCATGTGAATGCAATTCCTGATTCGCCGGTAGTAAAACCGTTACCTGAAGATAAAGAAAAATAACTCCTTACAGAAGAGTAAAGATGGGCAGAAGTAGACAATATATACCGATAGGTACGGCATATGGAAAATGGACGGTATTACTTATATGCGCGGAGAAACCATACGAACCAACGAAGTATTTGTGTCGTTGCATTTGTGGTAATGAACGAGCTGTAGCTGCATTCACATTGAAAAATGGCAGCTCCAAACAATGTACTCAGTGTGCAACGAAGAATTGGCGTCGTTATTGTAAAAATTGCGAGGCACAACTTGAAAAAATATAGTCATATTATCATGTAGTGGTGATGCTATGAACATACGATATATCCTTGATGGTCAACCAATTCCTTTACAAAGGCCACGATTTAGTAATGGGCATGTATGGGATTGCCAATCAAAAGAAAAGTTGATGGTAAGTACTTATTTAAAGTATCTGCATAAAAATCTTCCTCTTCTCATAGGACCACTCGAATTACACATATCGTTCTTTCTGAAGCATAAAGTTAAGTCTTGTTGGCATTTTAATCGTCCCGATTTGGACAACTTGATCAAATTTTACATGGATTGTGCCAATGGTGTTCTCTATGAAGATGATAAACAAGTAGTAAAGATAATAGCAACAAAAGTCTATGCGCAATCTCCTCACACCGAAATATACGTGAATGAAATCGATAACATTTTAAGGACATGATATGGAAGAAACAAAAAAGCTTTTCGATCTAAAAGATATAGATCCGATGGATACTCAGTTTTATATTAATAAAGAGGGCTTCGTAACAGTCGAAACCGATTGTTCTATAAACAAGACAAATCTTACACAAGAAGATATGGATTCCTGGTACACTAAAGCCCTTAATGAATTTAAAAGACGTGTTGATCTTTTTAATACGCATCAATGTAAGAAAAAAGAAATCTTAGAAGAAATAGATAAATGCAAAAAGAAAGAGATACAATGACCGATTATTTTTTTTTGTTTTTTTCCACATTAATTTTATCATGTTTATTTTACTATACGAATAAACATTTTGAAAAACGTTTTAATAAATACTATAAGAATGCGTGTGAACAGGTACTGACAGAAATGGATGAGCGCACACGACATCGATTGATGGTAATTGAGCATAAACTCAAAGATGCTTTTCAAAGCAATGCAACATGCTGTAAAAGCGCCCAAGCAAAACTTGCGAGAGAATTAAAAGAATACTCGGACAAATCAACAGAGCGTCTAAATGCTATTGTAAAACGGTTATATGTTCTTGAAGGTGCGAAAAAACCAAGAGTAACACCACGTGTTATGCATAATGATATAGTAAAATGAGAAACGTAAATCACTACACTATATAACGTGGAATTTTTTAGGAATTAAATGGCACGCCAAAAAAAATTGAAGAATCACAGAGTAACTCTGATTATCAATCCCATTTTAATGAATCGGTTAAAGTTCATTTATAAGCACCATGGTGGTCGTCAAGAATGGGATGGTGGCAATCGATCTTCTATGGGAACTCAATGGGTCATGAGATCTGAATTTAATGATTGGCTCGTACACCTTATTGAAAACAATGACATTCTTTATCGAGAAGAATGTGCTATTGCTACGCGAGAGTTTTATAATGACAGATCGTCTGAGTGTATAAAACCACAACCATTATCAGTGGTTCCCCCGATTCCCTTGATGAATTATGGGATGAATATGCCTGCTAATCTAATTGATATTAAAATGCCGCCAACACCGGAGCAAGAAGATGCAAAAAAACAAGATGAAACGAATAAGCCTGCACTTGAAAGTTGGAATATATGATCGTTTGTTGAAAATACATTCTCGTTTAAGTAATAATTATGTCACACCACGTTTTATAAGTAAGTGGATTTCAGACCACTTTGATAACTGTGCTACTTTAATCCAGGAAGAATGTGGCATTGTTAATCGTGAATTTTATCGTCAAAAAACAGTTCCTGGTGAGAATATAAATAAACCCCAAACGGTTTCGAACTCTTATAAGCCATATATACCACCAGTTGAAATTGATGGTGCTGATCAACTTTGTTTCAGTGATGACTTAGCTCAGCAGCTCGGTTTGCTTGAATTTAAAAAACGTAGTCGACACATCATTTGGAATTGCTGTAACTGTAGCCATTGTATGGATCTTGATGAAGAAGATGGGTATTGCGATTGTCATGCAAAATGTGTTTGTTGGTGTAATAATAAACACTTTACAGGGCAAACGTTTGTTCAAGACAATATAAACTACAAACTTAAAACTGAAGAGCCAAAACAAAAATGTGTAGGGCATAATGAATGCAAAAAATAAATAGGGGGTAATCCAATCGGAGGATTTACGCAACTTTATATGGGGCCGTAATGAAGATCAATCTTGATAAGTTCATTCCAAGGGAATATCAAATACCGATTCTTGATGCCGTTATAAATAAAAAGTATAAACGGGTATTGGCCATACTTCCGAGACGTGCGGGAAAAGATATCTGTGCATGGAATTTAGCCATTCGTTCTGCTTTGACCAAAACTCAGGTCATATATTATATATTCCCCTCCTATGCACAGGGCAAGAAAGTTATCTGGGATTCAGTAACCAATTCTGGTGAACGCTTTTTAGATTATATTCCTAAAGAAGCAATACATTCCATAAACAGCCAAGAAATGAAAATACGTTTTATAAATGATAGTCTACTTCAAATAGTGGGATCAGATAACTATGATTCTCTTATGGGAACAAATTGCCAAATGGCTATATTTTCTGAATATGCATTACAAGACCCACGGGCATATCAATATATTCGGCCGATCTTAACCGCCAATCTAGGAACTGCTATCTTTTTAAGTACTCCTCGTGGCAAGAACCATCTATGGGAATTGTATCAAATTGCTCTCAATTTATCAGACTGGTTTGTATATAAACTCACCGTTGAAGATACCAATCACATACCCATATCTTTAATCGAAAAAGAACGATTAGAAGGTATAATGAGTGAGGATTTAATTCAGCAAGAATATTTTACATCATTTTCACTTGGTGTTGAAGGTGCTTATTATGCAAAATATCTTGATAAGATGCGCCTTAAAGGGCAAATATCTCAAGTTCCATGGGAAGTGGCATTCAAAGTTCATACCGCATGGGATATCGGTATGCGTGATAGTACTACTATAATCTTCTTTCAGGTTATTGGTCAAACGGTGCGCATAATTGATTGTTACGAAAACAATAAAGAAGGCCTTGAGCATTACATAAACGTGATTAACTCTAAAGATTATTCATATGGAAAACATATCGCTCCCCATGACATCGCCGTCAACGAATGGGGTTCTGGAATGACGCGTATTGAGAAAGCAAAACAACTGGGCATTAAGTTTACAGTTGCAGAAAATGTGACGATAATGGATGGTATCGAATCAGTTCGTTCGTCCTTCAGCAAGATATGGATTGATGAAGGCAAATGTGCCCCGCTTATAAAAGCATTAGAGAACTATCGCCAAGAATATGATACGAAAAAGAAAATATATAAATCTCAACCTCTTCATAATTTTGCTTCACATTTTGCAGATGCGATGCGATATTTATGTGTGTCATTACCTAAAACGCGTGATGGGTTATCAGCTGAAGAATTAGAAAAACGCTATATGGAAACGGTATATGGCGCTCCTTCTAATATGCCCTCAGTTTTCAGAGATGATTTGCCTCAAAGCGGCCCAGGATTTTTCTGAGTTAATTTTTTAGAAAGGTATATATGAACACCAATACAGTGTTATTTAAGAAAATTTGCGAAACATATGAATATAGTCTACATGCATTAAACAATGCGGCAAAACTAGACAATAAGCGCGAAGCTCAAGAATATTTTGATAAAATTGGTCGCTTATTGCATTTGATCAAAGATCTTCATCTTCTAAAGGCGTTTTGTGATAAATATCCTAATGATGTGTATAAAATAATCGATCATATTATATTTTCAGAACCAAAAAATGATGGAAAATAAACGATTGTTTAAACTTGCCAGTAAACATAAAAATGATATCGATGATCTTGAAGATCTTTATTCGGATATATACCAAGAGTCAGAAGTACTTAGAGAATTCATTGATTTTATATATAATGCACGAATTAATCCAAAAAGCCATTATACATGCCAATCACTCAATTATTTCAGCGATGAAGGTGTTGTAGACCTTCTCGAAAATCTATTAGAAAATAGTCTTGTCGAAAATTAATCGCACTCTTAGTCTGTTGAGGATTCATTCCCTGACGTCTAGGAGTAGCGATGCCATTATTTCCCCAACTTGGACCAGAATATTATAATGAACAAGATCGAGGAATTCTTGATCGTATGATGGCGTTTTATGCCGAATCTATCTCAATTAATCAATCTTTTTGGACTGAAGCTGATACCGATACCCGATTCCTAACGGGTGATCAAACCGTTTGGAATGATATATATGGAAATTTACCTGCAAATCGTCGTCGTTCTTTTTCTTTTAACCGTATTCGCCGCGTTGTAGAAATGATATCTGGCCATCAGCGTCGCAATAGGAAGTCAACGATCGTGGTTCCTGTTGAAAATGCTGATGAAGGAACTGCAGATCAATATTCAAAGATATTATTGTGGTGCAATCAACAAGAAGGGGTATTGGAAACCATATCAGATGCATTTCATGGTGCTCTTGGTACCGGCATGAATCTTTTACAGGTTTGGTTAGACTTTAGGTCTGATCCCATATCAGGTAATATAAAAGTTGATAATTGTTCCTATAATAGCTTTCTGATTGACCCCTTTTTTAGGAAACATGATTTATCAGACTGTAATGCAATTTGGAAGCGATCATTCCTTACAAAAGGAGAATGTGCTTCATTATTACCCGATAAAGTTGATCAAATTATGCAACTTATGGGAAATGATAATCGTGATGGTAAGTTCCAATTTATGCCAGAGAATTACAATTATGGTATGAAAAATTTATTAACGTACGATGAATATTATTACCGTGATTATCGCAAACAAAAAATGCTTGTTGATTCTCAGACAGGTGAAAGCCAAGAATGGCGCGGTCAAGATGAAGACATGTTGAAAATATTTTTACAACATGAACCATCTATAGCGGTAATAGATCAAGAAATACCAACGGTACGTCTTGCTATTGTTGTCCAAGGTAAGGTCATGTATGATGGCCCTAATCCTCTCAATATAGATTTATATCCATTTGTACCAGTCATGGCATATTACACCCCAGAAATGCCTTACTTTCCCGGCCGTGTACAAGGAGTAGTGCGTGGTCTGCGTGATGCACAATATCTCTATAATCGACGTAAAGCAATTGAACTTGATATCCTTGAAAGCCAAATTAATTCGGGTTGGAAGTATAAAGAAAGTTCTCTCGTAAATCCACGAGACATATTCTTATCCGGTCAAGGACGAGGTCTGGCATTAAAAGAAGAAGCGCAAATGAGTGATGTTGAACAGATCATTCCGCCACAAGTTCCGCCATCAATGATCCAATTGTCAGAAATTCTTTCACGGGAAGTTCAAGAAATTTCAGGTGTAAATGAAGAATTGCTCGGTTCAGCAATTGATGACAAAGCAGGCATTTTAAGCATGCTTAGACAAGGAGCTGGTCTTACTACTCTTCAGAGACTTTTCGATCAACTTGATCGATCACAAAAATTATTGGGTAAGATTATGATTGATGTTATTCAAAGTAACTTTACGCCAGGTAAAATAAAAAAAATTATACAAGAAGAACCAGCGCCACAATTTTATAATAAAGCTTTTGGAAAGTACGATTCTGCAGTTGAAGAAGGCATTAATAGTACTACGCAAAAACAAATGGAACTGGCACAGCTCTTACAACTTCGTGAACTTGGTATTCCAATTCCAGACAGTTCAATTATTGATGCAGTTACCGTACAGGATAAACGCAAATTAATGGCCGCTATGGAACAAGAAAAACAACAAATGATGCAGCAACAACAAGCTCAAATGCAAGTTGCTGAGCAAGAAGCACAATCACGCATTCAATTAGCTCAGGCGCGTGCTCAAGCAGATCAAGGACTTGGTGCAGAACGATACAGTCGTATTCAAGAAAATCAGGCGCTTGCTGAAGAACGCCGTGCGGCAGCGATTAAAGACCATGAACTCGGCTTATTGAATCTGGTAAAAGCTATGAAAGAATTAGATGGAATGGATATTAATCATTTGGCTCAGCTTGTTACTGTTGCTAAGACCCTTAAAGATGCAAGCGCTATTCAAGACGTTCAACAGCGACAGATGCAACAACCCGATATGCAAGAACAATCCCAGCCAATGATACAGTAGTTAGAGGATATTTAAACCTTGAGATTATCAAAAAAGATAACTCAGTTGCTACAAGGAAGCAGAATGAAGAAAAGACATTATAGTGAGTCCCGTCAAGAACGAAAAATGGGACATCATAGCCATGGTATGGACGTACATGGCGGAAATGGAAAAAATATGAATGAAGGCGAATATGCTGGCGTTGATGCACGACGTCGTATGGAGCGAGAAGATTCGCGTATGATTAGTGAAGACCATAATGCGGTAGCAAACATGCCTCAACAGGTAATTATGAGAGCGTGGCCATCTTCGTATCATGGCAATCCATATCCTGATCTTGATGATACTATTGGTGGTATCGATAAACAAATGGGTCAAGATGAAGCCGGCATGAAGAAATTTAGATCTGATACAAAGTATTAAGGAGGATCAGATGCCGGGAACAATCCGCAAAAAAGGCAAAGCGACTAAGATCGCCAAGCGTTTATTGAATCTGAATACCAAAGATGATACTAAAAAGAAGACTAAAGAAAATGAAGTAAAGCGTAGATTACAATTTGAAGATACTTTTCGTGTACGTTAGTTAGTCGTGGTTGAAATAGTGGGGAGGAAAACTCCCCGTTATTTCATTTTCAGGAACCAAAATGAAAAATAAAGTTACGGTAGCAAAAGGTGTTAAAGTGAAACGGGGCGTAGAAGAAAAAATGCGCTCTAAGAAAGGATCATCAAATGCTGGAAAATATAAACATGTCGCCCCAAAAGATTTCGCTGGTGCTAGCGGTGGGGCTAATAAGTATAGTTTCCCTATTCCTGATTTGGCGCACGCACGGAATGCACTTGCAAGAGCACATTTCGCCCCAGACCCCGCAGGAATCAAATCAAAAGTCTATAGAATGTACCCCGAACTTAAAAAACACAAACTAGAAAGAGAAAAGAAATCTGAAAAACGGGAAGATTAATGGCAAAACATAAAGAAAAAAAATCACCTATGCGTAAAAAGCATCGTGGTATCGATATTGAAATAGAAATAGAACACAAAAATAAAAAAAAGAAGCATGAACCAGAAAAGATGCATCATAAGCCTTCAAAAAAAGGCAAGATCGAAAAAGTTATGCATGAATTTAAACATGGTGAACTTCATGCAGGCTCAAAAACAGGCCCTATGGTGAAAAATCGCAAACAAGCTATTGCAATTGCCATGAATGAAGCCCGTAAATATGGTTCTGCTTCTGAAATGAAGAAAAAATAATGATCGAAACACGTGATACTATCGGTAAATTGTCATCTGAGCTCATAGTGAAACCATTGGAATCTGAGTCGAGCTATGAGCAGATGACTGAACAACTTTCCGATTATGACAAGAATATATTTGAACGATTGATTCTGGCCAAATCAAAATATCCCGGTGATTTTTATGTAGTAGTTATTACAAAAAAAGAACCACTCATGAAAAATGTTATTCGTAGTTATTTTTTAGATACGCGTGATTGTCCCACTCCTACATGGGATCAGGTAGTCTATGCTTATACCAAAAGTGATGACAAACTTGAATTCTTATGGGTTGTACCGGACAAAGCTACCTGTGAAGCATTCTATTTGAATAGAACAATGGTAAAGCCAGATGAACTTGAATTGTTAAAATTTATATTAGACTTTAAGGATGGTACGTTGCTTAGATTAGCAAAAAAACGTAATGGGGAAATAGAAACACCACCGGTAATTTTACTTGATAACATTTAATTAGATTAATTAGTATTTCGTAGAAAGGACGAAGATGCAAGACAATTTAGAACATTTCCCACCACAAGAAAGCTTTCAATTACAACAAGAAACCTTACATGAACAACCAGTTGTTGATGTTGATAATGACCATGTACCGGAGCAAGAATCTCAGCAAATGCAATCAGACATAGAAACACCTTCAGCACGTAACTTTCGCCAATTGCGTGAAAAAGCTGAACGAGCTGAACGTGAACGTGATGAAGCAATGAATTATATACGCTCATTACAAACACAACAAAAACAGGTGCCAGTAGAAGATGATCTTGGTCTTGCAGATGACGATCTGGTTGAACGTAAACATGTTGATCGTATTATTGATAAAAAGATACGTAAATATGAACAACAGTTACAACATTATCAACAAGAACAACAAGCACAACAAGTATTGAATGAATATAAAGATTATCGAGATGTTGTAACAAAAGAAAATGTTGATGCGCTTATACAACAATATCCCGATATTGCTGAAAGTCTCAAATCGAATCCAGACATACGTTCAAAGGCAATAGCCGCATATAATATCATAAAAAAACTGGGTATAAATACTATGAATACACAAGCACAAGCACCCTATGCGCAAGATATTCAGAGAATTAAAGCAAATGCAGCAAAACCTAAACCACTTGCATCAGTAAATCCTCAGCAAGGAGATAGTCCTTTATCTCGAGCGAATGCGTTTGCGAATGGGTTGACTGATGATCTAAAAGAACAATTGCGAAAAGAAATGAATGATTCACGCCGTGGTTATTAAATCATCCTAAAAGCACCTGATTGTATCATGTAAACTATCTTCTGGTTGCCTTTCCGGCCAGAAGATGGTCAAAAATTATGGATAATTTTAGGAGCATATGGTTATTTTTCGGCGTCAATGATTATATCTATGTTGATTAACCATAATCAAATTCGAATGTGATCTATGTCGTTTTGGAGATTTTTCTGTAACTTTTTTTGTTACTTCTCCATTTGGCAAAGTTATATAAGTAGTTTTTATTTGTGGTCGTTCTGGAGTAAATAATACCAGTATAAGAGAAATTACCATTATAATGCCTAATAGCGCTATAAGTAAATCCAAAATATCTTCAAAATACATTATATATTCTCCTTTCAAAATATTAATCGCACTATTATTTTATTGGTAGCGTTATGAAGCTTCGCTACCTTCAAATCTATCTGAAATTAATACTGGTGTATAGAGATTCACCACCTCGTTTTGACGTATAGCAAGTCTCGTCAGCTTAGAGAAAAATTATATATTCAACTCTAAGGAATGCTATGGCAATTACAACTACATCGACTTTGCCTGCGCCTGTACAACAAAGCTTTAGTTATAAGCTTTTAAGTGTACCGGTACCTAATATGATACATAAAATTCCCGCAATGCATAAACGTATGCCACGTAATGGTGGGACCACGCTTCGTATGCGTAGATATAACCCTCTTGCTGTTGCAATGGTTCCCCTGGGTAATAGTGGCGTAACACCTCCGCCGCAAAATTTGACTGCAGTCGATATTGACGCAAAAATTTCATTTTACGGTACTTATGTTCAACTTAATGAACAAGTTACCTTACAGAACCAAGATCCGGTATTAAATGAATGTGCTGCTCGTCTTGGAGTAAGTTTACGTCAGACAGAAGATCAATTAACGCGCGATATGTTAGCAGCAACTGCTTCATTTATTAACTGTACTGGTGGTATTAATGGAGATAATCCAACCAATATTACCCGCTCGGATGTAGATAAAGTGGTACGTGCATTACTTAACAACAATGCATACACCATCCTTGATAATATTGAGGGCGAAGACAAATTTGGTACTGCACCTGTTAGGGACGCGTACTTCGCAATGTGCTCTACAAATTTGACGGGCAATTTAGATTCTGTTGCAGGATTTATTCAAAAGAATCAGTATCCCTCACCAATGAATGCATTACGTAGCGAATGGGGATCAATAGGTAACGTCAGATTCTTGATTTCATCTATTGGATCAGTATTTCCAAATGCATCTGCACTTAATGCGAATGTCTACAACATATTTGTTACCGGTATGGAAGGATATGCGTGTATTGAACAAGATGGCTACTCAGCAACCTTTATTTATCGTCCACCAATATATGATGGTCCACTTGCATTGAATGCTTCAGTTGGGTATAAATTCGCTGAAGTTCCACGTATTACGAATGATCTATGGGTACTAAATCTTCGTGCGACATTATTACCTTAAGGAGTACTCATGTCTAATAATACTATAATTCAACAAGGATTTTTCACTTCAACAGGTGCGGATGTTTTTATCCCATTGCGTTCTGGTGTTTCTTGGATGAAAGTCTATAACTATACTATTTATGGTGCACAAACTGCTGATAATGGTGTGAATTATTATTGGCAATTGGGTATGAATAATGGTGATGCAATTATAGAATTGTTCAATGGGGCTGGTACTGCTATTACTGGCGATACAGCAGCAATACTTGGTGTACCTGGATTTACTTTTGTAGATACTTCTGTTGCTACAGTGAGTGCACCGGTTGCATTTACCATGGTGAGTAATGCAACTCCTCCAGTAGTATCTACTGCTGATACTTCAGGTTTAATTGCGGGACAGTCTATCGTTCGTATGTATTTCCAAAATGGAACAGGTCCTTTTGCACAGCAACTTGCTGGTATTGATTTCACCGTTGGAACGGTTATTAATAATACAAGTTTTACGCTGCAAAATATGTCTGGTATTGCTGCAACAAGTGGTGCAGTTGGTGGTACATTCAGTATTTTACATAATGTTCGTTATTGGTATCCATCAAATAGAATAATTGCAAGCATTACTCAAGCGAATAATGCAGTCGTTACCACTACCGTTAATCATAATTATCAAATTGGCCAACAAGTACGATTCTCTAACGTAAATCAAGTACGTCCGGGATCAGTTGCGTATGGCATGACTCAAATCAACGGATTAACTGGTAATATCATTGCAACAACAGCAACTACTTTCACTGTTGATATTAACACTACTGGATTTAATGCATTCGCATTCCCAGTGACTGCTAATGTGCCATTCACTCCTGCTGAAGTAATTCCAGTTGGTGAAGATACGGCTACCGCATTAGCACAACCAGCTCCTGGCGTTAATTTATTATCTGATGCTACAACAAACACTGCTCAAATCGGTATGTTACTCGGTGGTGCAGCAACTGTTGGTGGCATAACCGCTGGACCTGCTGGTTCAAACGGAGATGTCATGTTCTGGACCGCTGGAAACTCTTTTAATGTATAACACTGCGGGGCTCTTAATTGAGCCCCTTTTCTTGAAAGGAAGAAATGCACGTTGATCAAAAAATAATAACCACGAAGCCAGGATGTCCCGATATACGAAAAGATTATAAAGGGTGGGTAAAATGGAATCGTGAAAAAGATCGCGAAAAAGTACGAGGAATATTCCGTTTTTATGAAGTACCAGATGGATTCATGAGCTTTGTATATTGTGCATATGAAGGTGATGAAATAGAACGTTATGATATGTATGATGGACAAATCTATGAAGTACCATTAGGTGTTGCAAAGCATCTTAATAAAAATGGGTGGTATCCAGAACATGCTTTTGTAGTTGACGGAGAAACAGGAAAGCCAATTGCTAAAATCGGTAAAAAAATAAGACGATTTGGATTCCAGAGTCTTGAGTTTACTGATGAATCAGATTTTAACGAATCTGATTTGGTAACGGTAAGTAAAGTTATCCTTTAAAAGGAAAATTCTATGCCACGATGTTTTGCCTTTCAAGATCCCATTTTTCAGCCGGCTATGACATTAATCGCTGCTATATCCCAATCTGATCCCATGCAAGTCACGACAACATTTCCACATAACTATATCACTGATACCTATGTGAGATTATATGTTCCCGTGGCAACTGGTATGCCAGAAGCAAATGGAATTACTGGCTACATCGTGGTAACGAGTCCTACGACTTTTACTTTACCCATAAATTCGACTACCTTTCAATCATTTTCTATACCTGGAATGGCAAATCCACATAATGATATTTGTGCCCAGGTAATACCGGTTGGAGAGGATAATAGTACCTTATTGGCAGCGGTACAAAACACGCTTCCCTTTTAAAATAATCACTTGTGTTTTTTAGTTGTCGAAAATTAATCGCACTCTTAGTCTGATGTGAAGAATGATTGGAAAAGAATTCGGAGAAAAGTTATGGCAGATTCGACACTTAATGCAATTCGTATCAAGGTACGCAGATTGACACGTGCCATGACAGAAAATGATATTACGACTCCTCAGCTCGATGAGTATATCAATACATTTATCCAATATGATTTTCCTGAACATCTACGTCAATTCACATTAAGAACAACATTTACATTTTTTACTGAACCATATGTTGATACGTATGAGACTAATACCATAGATCCTACAAGTGCATTTTATCAATTTGAACAAATTTATCTGAGTGTGCATGAGCCCATTTATATTGCCGGTTATTTGTCGTTATATTCTCAATCTCGTGAAAAATTCTTTGGTATTTATCCACAAATAAATTTTATTGCACAAATTGGTACCGGTGATGGCATTAATACGCAGTTTAATGGTTTCTTACCTTCTGTTCCTGTACAAGCAAATCAAGTGCTTTTTAATAGTATTTCAGCAAATAATGTTGGTATCGAAGTACATGATGATGGCGCTGGTAATTTGATTGGTGATGGTGCGGGTACCATAAATTATGTTACGGGACAATTTACTATTACTTTTGCCGTCGCGCCCGCCGCCAATGCGATAGTAAATAGCCAGACCGTACCGTATGTTGCTGCGCTACCTCAAGCATTATTATTTTATGATTCCAAGTTTACTATAAGGCCAATACCAGACCAGGTATATCGGGTCAATATGGAAGTGTATATACGACCAACTCAATTACTTGCAGCAAATCAGTCGCCTCAACTCGAGGAATGGTGGCAATGGATTGCCTACGGCGCTGCTAAAAAGATATTTGAAGATCGTATGGATTTAGAATCTGTACAACAAATTATGCCTGAATATAAGAAACAAGAATCAATGATGATTCGTCGCACGATAATGCAACTTGCTAATGAACGAGTAGCTACAATTTATACAGAACAAAGCTCTTTTGGACCTGGTTCTGGAGCCTGGGGCTGGGGTGGTGGTCCATTTTAATAAAGGAATCTTATGGCATATGTTGATACACCTATGGCCGCTCAGCGGATAAAAGATACACAAACGCAAATCGAACAAAATTTCATAGAAATTAATAACCTAGTGAGTGTTGATCATTATACTTTCGGATCACCAAATCAAGGTGAGCATATGAAAGTCACGCTTCCTGATCAAGGAATTCCTCCTGTTTTTGCAGGAAATGATATTGGTTTGTGGGCGCAGATTCCCACCACAAGTCCACTCACTGCAGTGAATGAATTATTTATACGTAGACAAGATGGTACTACTTCTAATATAAGCGGGAAATTAGCTCTTGCTGCACAAGGATGGTCTTATTTGCCTTCTGGAATACTATTAAAATGGGGATTAGCGCTTGCTAATGGAGTTTCGGTAGTTACCTATACCGTTGATCCTACAATACCAGTATTTCAGTCTGTATTGGTCACTTTTACACAAATTGTTACACCGAGTGCTTTGGACACTAATGATTTTGTGAATGTTGATGTTGGCGCAGGTACTTATTTAACTACATCTTTTACAGTGTATGGTGGTACAAGAACACAAGTTGGTGTTCCAACGCCTGTAGCGTTTGCTTTTCTAACCATCGGAACATAGGGGATACAATATGCCAATGGATCGTTTTGTAATAGGTCCTCCTGATACTGGTTTACAAACAGATGTAAAGCCATTTTTAGTTGCAGACGATGCATTTGTATCGCTTAATAATGCCTATGTATTCAGAGGACGCGTAACCAAACGATTTGGATCTCGATTAATGAATGAAGTAGTCGACGATTCAGTTGCGCAATTATATTCACGATTACGAATACAAATTGGCACCACCAATGGTGCGGGAGTATTTGGACCCATAGTAGTTCCGGGAATTATATTTAAAGTAGGACAATTGTTCTCTGTTGGGGATGAGATATTTACCGTGTGGCAAACTGGCACGCCTGCAACTATGATTAGAACTATTAATACAGCTGCTCCATCAAATTATAATACTACCAATGGTACGGTAAATATAACTGGTGCTGATGCAACTACTCCGGTATTTTTTTATCCTGCAGAACCAGTAATGGGCATAACCAATTATCAACAAGCAGCTATAAACAATGAACCCACCATTGCATTTGATACACAATTTGCGTATATATTTACTAATGGTGCATGGCAAAGTCTTGAGAATCCACCCGTAAAAATATGGACTGGAAATGATTCACAATTCTTTTGGTCAACAAATTTTCGCGGTGTTCAAGCGAGCGATTACGTTTTATTTACAACTAATTTTAATACTCCTGATGGCATGGCTTATTGGACTGGTGGACCTAACTGGACTAACTTTCAGCCACCTTATGATCTTGCTGGCGATTTTATTAATACTGCCAGACTTATGATTCCTTTTAAGGGGAGATTGATATTATTGAATACCGTCGAAACCATCTTAGCTGGAGGCGGAGCAGGAACTTTTACGTATTCACAACGATGCCGTTATTCACAAGTAGGCGATCCAATCGATGCTACCGCTTTTTTACAGTTAGCCGAAACTGCGGGCAAAGGAGGATATTTAGATGCTTCTACACGTGAAGCTATCATTAGCTGTCAAATATTAAAAGATCGTTTAATCGTGTTCTTTGAACAAAGCACCTG